CCGCGCCCACCGTGTGCGTGATGCCGCGGATCAGGCAGTCCCTCGTGATCGGGGTGGCCATGCCGGGCGGCCTGCGCCACACCTGGATGCGGTCGCCCATCTGCAGGCCGAGCGCCAGCGGCCACAGGTTGTCAGGGTCGTAGGACGGGGTGAGCGTGACGGAGTCGAACTCCGGGTTCCCCCCGGCGGTGATGTACGCGACGTACTGCGCCCAGTTCAGCGCCTCCGCGTCCGAGGTCAGCAGCAGGTCCGAGCGGGAATAGGTGCGCTTGAACAGATACCGCCGCACGGACGCGGCGTCGGTGACCTCCTGCAGCGCCCCGCCCTGCCTCGTCGCCTGGATGTCGTTGGCAAGGCTCAGGTCAGCGGGCGGCACCGTCACCGCCGAGTAGTGCACCTCCGTCCCGTCAGCCTGCACCGTGCCGGGCCGGTCGCCGAACACCGCCTGCACCGTCGCCGAGCGAGGATTAGTGAGCACGTCGTGGCGGCCGCGGAACACCAGCGACCCGGACTCGTCCACGTACACGGCGCCGATCTCGCTGGCGGCGGCCAGCTGCAGCAGCTCCAGCGCGGGCGAGCCGAGCGTAGTGGCCTGCATTTGCGAGGACCCGGCGGAGACGGCGCTCATGCCGCGGGCCGCGTCATACCACCCGGCGGCGGCGAGGATCCGCTGCACGCGGGCGCCGGACAGCTCGTTAGCGCCCGCCGGGGCGGCCTCGGGCAGGGTGACGCCGGCGAGGACGAGGAACCCGTCGGCGGCGGTCAGCATGGTGGTGGCGTAATCCGGTCCCTGGTCCTCGCCGGGATCCCAGGACTGGGCGAACCCGCGGAACAGCGGGTAGGTGACACCCGCCCACGCGGCGCGGGCGCGGACGGGGATCATCGGGCGGACCTGGGTGATCCCGGCGGCGACGTACGGCCCGGCGAGGTTCTCCGGGAGGAACCGGGCGTCGGAGTTGTCGAAGGTGACGGCGGCGGTGCCGCCCTCCCAGGTGATGACCGGCCCCTGCTCCCGGGTGGAGCCGCGGGTGACCGTCAGCGACTGCGCCAGCGGCGGGGAGATGTCCGTCCAGGTGTCGTCGTCGGCGAGGGTGCCGGTGCCGAGGAGCCCGGCCACAGGGTCGTCGAGGATGAGGACGCCGGATGAGAGGGCAGGGTCGGCGGGGGCGAACCCGGCCTCGATGATCAGCTGCGCCATGCCGTCCATCAGCCGCGCCAGCCCTTCCCGTTGACCCGCTCATATTCCCTGATCGCGTCCACGACGGCCTTCCCCGTCTGCGCCGGGTGGGTGCCGGGCGGGACGGTGACGTTGATGTTGTAGGTGTTGCCCGCGCCGCCGCCATTGCCGCCGCGCACCGGGGGGTGGCCGGGGACGGTCGTCCGGGGCGGCGGGATGACCGCGACCGGGGCACTGGCCTTGAGCGTGCCGAGGGCGGCGAGGTGGGCCAGGTGCTGCAGGTGGGCGACGTGGAGCCAGTGGAACTGCCCGGCTGTGAGGTGCTTGCCTGACCGGGCGGCGGCCAGCCACTCGTGCAGCGTGGCGAAGTCCGGCTCCTTGCCGGCGGGGGTCACGGTGACGCGCTCGCGTCCGCGCTCCCCGACGCCGATGATGGTGGGCTTGCCGAAGACCGCGTCGAGGCCGTTCCCGTACCAGTTGAACGCCTGCTCGTGGGCCCACGCGTTCTGGGAGTTGCCGTACCGCCCGGCGATGTAGGAGATGCCCCACCGGACCTGGTTGGCGTAGTCGCCGAGGTTGTACGGGTGCCCGTGGCCGAGGGACTGCGGGATGCCGTAGGCGCCCGAGGACGGGTTGACCGCCCACGCGTTCCAGCCGCTTTCCTGGTTCCACAGGGACAGCAGCGCGGGCCACGACCAGCCCGCCGGGAGGATCGAGCGGGCGAACGCCTGCGCCGCCGCCGCGCTGCCGGTGGCGGGGGCGCCAGGGGTGAACGCCCCGGACGCCGCGAGCGTCGACTTGTACGCCGCGATCATCGAGTTCAGCATCGAGGCGAGGTCGGACCCGGCCCAGCCGCCGATGACGCTGCCCTCCTGCCCGGCCACCCAGGGGGGCATCCCGGCGATGCCGCCGCCGGCGAACCCGGGGACGCCCATGGCCTTGAGCACGCCGGCGTTGCGGCGGGTGGTGACCTTGTCCACGACGGCCTCGCCCGGCTCCAGCAGCGCGGGGACGATGTCGCCGCCGCCGAACCCGGGCAGCCGGCCGCCCTCCGCCAGGTGGGACAGCTTGAAGATCCGCGCGGCCAGGCCCTGCGCGGCCACGGAGATGCCGCCCGACCCTGAGGCCGTCACCGACACCGGGACGGTCTTGCCGTGCATCGCGTCGATCTTGCGCTGCAGGCCGTCCACGAGCGCCGTGGCGGCGTGGGCGGACAGCCCCGACTGCTGCAGGTCCCTGATCAGCGTGGCCCGGTCAGCGCGAGTCGCGGCGCTGTTGGTGCCGGTCTTGAGGATCGAGTTGGCCAGGGCGTCAGTGTCGGCCCTGGCCAGCGGCACCAGCGCGTGCGCCCGGGACACCTGCAGCAGCATGTCCTGCCCGAGGCCGTGCGCCGCGTTGACGACGTTGCGGTTCAGGCCTGACACGCTGGACGCCCACGCGGTGTAGGCCTGCGTCAGCCCGGCGATGTCGGCCCGCTGGGCGGGGGTGAGGCCGTGCAGGGCGTTCAGCCGGGCAATGGCGTCCTGGTAGTAGCTGTTCAGCCGGGAAACGCTCGCGCCTTGCTGCTCCAGCCCGGACAGGCCGTTCTTCATCACGTCGAAGAGGTTCAGGAACTGCTGCTGGGCGGCCGTCGACGTCCTGCCGGACTGCTTCACCGTGGCGGCGTAGCCCTCGAACGCCGCCTTGAGGTTCAGCACGGCTTCCTGGTACGACACCGACTTGCCGACGAACTTGTCCCACAGGTCGGAGTACGCGGCCAGCACGGAGTTCCCCGAGCCGATCGCCGCGTTCAGGGTCGCCATGTCCCCGGCCAGCGTGCCCACCACCGGGTGGGCGGTCGCCATCACGTTCTGCACCGCCTGCACCGCGCCCGGCTGCCGGCCCAGGTTCAGGGCCACCTCCCCGGCGACCGCCGCGAAGCCGACCATGTCCTTCGTGACCGGCTTGAGGCTGCTGAGGTGCTGGACCTCCTGCCCCGTCCGGGACAGCTGCGTGTTCGCCGACGCCGCCTGCAGCGCAACCCCCGCCAGGCCGCCGGCCAGCGCGCCGAGCGGGCCGCCGACCATGAACCCGATCGCCGCCCCCACCAGCGGCAGTACCAGGTGCATCCGCTCCAGCCCCCCGACCAGCTTCAGCGCGTCATCGGCGAGGATCAGCACGACCCGCCCCAGCGGCTGCAGCTGCGTCAGCAGCGGCGGCACGTCCTTCAGCAGGTCGACGAGCAGGCCGTCCACCAGCTTCAGGTCCGGCCCGGCCTGGGCCGCCATGAACTGGAAGAACTGCTGCCACTGCCCGGAGCGCAGCTCCGCGCCCACGTCGCCCAGCACGCCGTGCAGGCCCTTCCCCGTCGCCGCCGCCACCGGCTGCAGCTGCCTCAGCGCGTCCCTCGCGATCCCGGCGCCATCGCTGAACAGGGTGAACACCTGCGGCTGCAGGCTGCCCTGGAACGAGGCCACCTCTTGCTTCAGCGGCCCGAGGATCGTGGCCATCGCCTGGGTGTGCTTGGACGCCGACAGCGCCGCCAGCCCGAGGCCGCCGAGGCCGGCGCCGAGGGTGACCGCGACGGGCGCCAGCGCGACCCCGGCGCCCACCGCGGCGGCCATCCCGGGGCCGAGCCCGCCGAACCCCTTGCCGGCGCTGGAGGCGGCGAGCCCGGCGCGCTTCGTCTTGTCCGCCGCCTCATCGGCCGCCCGCGCCTGCTGCCGCAGCGCCAGGGCCGCCTCCTCGGCGCGGCCGGACAGCACCTCCTCGGCGTCGGCGAGCAGCTTATCGGCCTTCACCATGGACAGCGTGGCCCCGGCGGAGACCTGCGCCGTCCTGGCCTGCGACTTCAGCGCGGCCGTGTTCCGGTCGACGGCCACGCTGGCGCCCTCGGCGGAGCGCGCGAACTTGGCGAAGGCCGCCGACCCGTGGTCATCGACGTCGATCCCGAAGCGCAGGTTGGTGGTGGCGATGGCTACAGTCCCCTCTCCAGCTTCCGGGCGGTCTCCTCCATGGCGGCCTGGACGGCGCGGCGCAGGTCCTCCGCGCGGTCCCTGATCGTCTGGTCGAACCAGCCGGCGGCATGCGATGACTGCTTCACCCACGTCCAGCCGCGGCCGTGACCGCGGCCGGTGACCTGCGCCTCGACCTCGGCGATGGCGCGGCCGAACACAGGGTGCTTCCACCGCTTGTCATCGTTGAGGTAGGCGGGCAGGTTCCCCTTGCCCTCGGGCATGAGCGAGCCGCGGGAGATGATCTCCAGGGCGACCCGGCTGGCGGTGACGCTGACGGACGCGCTGACGGTGCGGGAGACCTCGCCGCGCAGCGTCCCGTCATGCTTTGACGGGGACGCCTCGATGGCCTCGCGCACCGCGCCCACGACGGGATCGGCGGCCTCGCGCATCGCCTTGCGCAGCTGCCTGCGCAGCTCCTTGTCCGCGGCCGCCATCCGGGCGGCGAGCTGCTTAAGCCCGTCCGGGCCGTTGCCGGTCACCCCGGCCATCTCACCGCCCGCCCCGCTCCCTGGCCTCGATCCGGTACAGCGCCTGCCACTCCGACAGCTCCAGGCTGGACATGCGCCGCAGCATCTCCTCGCGGGTCATGCCGCCCAGGTCGCGGGCTAGCTCGAAGGTGAACCGCCGCCATCCGGATCCGAGGATTTTCCCTCGGCCTCCTTCGCGTCGTCCTCGTCCTGGGTGATGCCCGACAGGCGGCAGGCGACCGCCCACACGCGGTTCAGCGCCGCGCCGGACAGCTTCCCGAGCGCGGCCACGTCCTGGCGGGTGAACATCGGCTCGCCGGTCTCGTGGTCGATGACGCAGTAGGCGACCAGCTTGGCGCGGATGTTCGCGGTGTCCCGCACGGCGGTGTTCCCGCGCAGCACCGTGGTCGACGACTCGAACTCGTCACGGCCCTCGCCGGTCAGGCCGCGGACGACGACGACGCCACCCCATTCGGGCACGTCGCATTCCTCGGTCGGGAGGTCATGCGCGGCCAGGATCGCATCGCGGGTCAGGTAGGTGCCCACTACGGGATCGCCACGTTCTGCGCCGGGATCTTCGTGATGGAGAACTGCACGTGGACCTTGCCCGGGTCCTCGATCGAGCCGTCGATGAACATGCTCTTGACCTTCACCGGCCACACCTCCATCTTCTGCGAGGTGACGTCGCCCTCCGGCAGGATCACCACGTACCCGGTGGTGCCGCGCGTCAGCACCGTCCGCACGTCAGCCGACGTGCTGGACGCGTAGAACACGATCTCGCTGTCCGACGCGGTCACCCGCGCGGGCACCTGCGCCACGAAACCCGTCGACAGGTCCGGGACGTCAGCGGAATCGCCCGCCAGCTGCCACCCCGACACCTCCGCGATCTCAGCAGACAGGTCAGTGCCCGCGTTCAGCTCGGCCCGCGTCGGCGTCGCGTACGCCACGGCGGTGGTGATGAAGTAGTACTTGCGGGTGCCCGGCGGGGTGTACCGGACGGTCACTGTCAGCGGCGTGGGCGCCATTACTCCTCCTCGGTGGTGGTCTCAGCGGTCCCCGCCACCTCGGCGAGGGTGACCGGCTCAGGGACCGGCTCAGGCTCAGGCGGCGGGACGTCACCGTCGGCCAGCAGCCGCCAGCCGCACCGGTGCCAGTGCGGCAGCGACGTCTCCGGCACCTCCGACACCGAACCGGGGCCGAGGCCAGGGTGGATGATCAGGGTGAACCCGGGTTCCATGGCAGGCCCCTCAGCTCGACGTGGAGATGCAGGCGACGCTGACGCTCGTCGGGGTGGCGGCGAACCCGAACGTCGCCAGCCCCGTCGTCGGGTCCGCGTAGCGGACGGCCGGCAGCGGGACGATCGCTGTCCCGATCGCCACCGTGACCGCGAACGGCGTGGTGACCGGCATCCCGTCCACGGTGATCCCCGACGGGACCGTCATGTTCAGCGTGATCGTCCCCGCCGTGGCGTTCTGGATGAGCAGCGCGAGATCCTGCCCGCACGGCGTCGTGTTGCCCGTCTGCGCCAGGCCGCCCGATGCCGTGGTGGTCAGGGTGACCGCCGCCCCGTTGTGCGGGAAGACCTGCGTGGTGAGCACTGCTGCCATTACGTCTCCTGTCGTCGTTACCGCTGCGTGAAGGCGTCCACGCTCACGCTGAAGTCGACCTGCGCCCGGTAGCCGCCGGTCACCTGGTCAGTGCGCAGCGACCAGGAGGTGATCGCCGCGTTCATCACCGTGCTGTTCAGGGTCTGGTTGGCGACCAGGCACGACCCGGCTCCGGCGAGGATCGCGAACGCCGCGTCCCGCGCCCCCGCCGCGCCATCCTCATCGCCCGTCAGGACCGCGAGGCCGCAGTGGACGGTGATCGACTCCCGGTCCACTGCGCCGGACAGGTCAGCGGCCACGTTGTTGTCCTCGGCGTGGACGTCTTCCTCCGGGTTGAGGTAGCCGACCGTCAGCACCGCCATCGCGTCCGGGTCGGACAGGTCCCCCATGTCCTTGACCTTCACCTCAAGCGCGGTCAGCGCGGGCCACGCGGCGAGCAGGGCCGCCATGTTCCGCATCGCCAGCGGAGCGGTGGATGCCCAGCTCATGACGACCGCCACGGCTCGTCGCCTGGCTCCCATGGCTGCGTGTAGCCGCTAACCGGAGACCCTGAGTGGACGTGAACGCCTGATCCGCAAACGATGGGACTCGGGCTTACGCGCCACCGGTCTCCCTGGTCGGTGTCCTCATTGTGGCAGCACTCCAGCAGCGGGCACAGGCACAGCAGCCCGAGGTGCCGGTCTAGCCCGGCAGGGACGCTCACGCGGCGACCACCGGGATCATGTCAGGCTCCAGCATCTCCAGCACCCGCCGCGGGATGCTGAACGTCCACCCCGCCTGCGTCGTGTAGGTTTCCTCGCCCGCCACCAGCGCCGGGGGCTGCGCGCCCCGCTGCGTGTCCCACAGGTGCCGCAGCTGTTCCTTCGCCGCGTGCTCCAGCCGCTCCGGGATCACCGTCCGCCCGGCCGTCCCCGACCACTGCCACGGGCCGCCCCAGAACCCCCGGCAATCCGCCGTCTGCACCGTCCCCGCGCGGGCGTTCACGATCAGGTCCCCGGCCGCCCACGTAGGGCCGTTCGCCCGCAGGCTGGCGATCGACGTCACCGAGGCGGCCGACGGCACCGGGGCCGAGGGCAGGCGGATCACCCGGCGGAAGTCACCGGGGATGAACTCGCCAGTCACCTGCCGGATCACGCAGGTGCCCGCCTTGGACTCGATGACCTCCGTGGCCGCCTGCATGAACCGGCGCAGCTCAGCATCAGCCGGCCTGGCGCCCAGCGTCTTGTTCAGGTGGTCCTTCGCCTCCGACAGGGAGATGATGCTGGCGAACTGGCGCACGGATAAGTATTCGGTCGCCGCGGTCCCCGGGCCGGTCGTCACCCACGAGGCCTTGTGCAGGCCCGCCTGGACGGTCGGGTAGTCGACGGTCAGCACCCAGTCAGAGCCGGACGCCGCGCCCGTCCCGACCGCGGGGGTGACCGAAGTCTGGTCGGGCAGGGTGATCGTCAGCACGGCCGTTGACGGCGGCCCGGACTGGCCCGTCAGGGTCAGGGTGGCCTCGTAGACCTGGCCGAGGTCGATCATGGCTGCCCTCCCGGTATCGCCGATGTCGCCGTGCCGCCGGCCGCGGTGGCCGTGGTCGCCGCGCGCCCCGCGGCCGTCGAGCGGCCGAATACCACCTGCGGTGGCATGTTCAGTCCCCGCGCCAGCACCGCCGCTGCGGCGGCGCCCGCCGTGACCGCCAGCGACGGCCCGCGAGCGGCGGCCAGGATGGTCGCCGCGCCAGGGGTAGCCGCGGGTGCCGCGACCGGTGCCACGACCGACGCTGATACGGCAGCGACTCCGGCGGCCGCGCTCGTGCTCCCGCTGGCGCTGCCCGTCGCGGCCGAGGCCGTGGCGGTGACCACGGGAGCCGCAGGAAGCGCGCCGTGCGCCGTGACGGGTGCCAGGGCCGTGGGCGGGGCGCGCGCCACACCCGCGGTCCCGGCCACGGCCACCGCGGCGCCCGCGGCCGCGGCGCTCACCGACGCCACGGCCGCGACAGCGCTCGTGCTGCCGGACGTGTTGACCGTCGCGCCCGGCGCGGCCGCAGTGACGACCGCCACGCCGCTGCCGGCGGTCGCCGACGACGCCGCCGTCAGGGCCGCGGACACGGCCGCCGCGATGCCGGGCAGGGTGCTCGCGGCGGCGATCCCGGCCAGGCTGGTGGCCAGGGAAGATGCCACCCCGGGCCTGCCGCCGCCGGACGCCTGGCCAGCCAGCGCCAGCGCTGACGCCGTCGCCGCGCCCGGGCCGCTGCCGGCAGCGGCCACGGGAGCCGCGGCCACCGCGGACACGGCCGCCGCCCCGGCAGCCGCCGACACTCCCGCGCCCGGCGCCTGCAGCACCAGCGCCCAGTCAGGCTCACCCTGGCTGTTACTGCCGCTGGAGGTGTACGTCGATCCCGTCGCCGTCCCCGTCAGGGCGCCGGTGACCGGGTCCATCCACGACGCCGTGTACCCGGCCGCCATCTTCGTCTGGTCGATGGTGATCGTCGTCGCGTGCGACAGGTAGACCAGCGCCAGGCTGGAACCGGAGCCGCCGTCCGGCGTGCGGGACGCCGTCACGTAGGAGTCGGTGACGGCGGGCTCGTACTGGCCGCCCCCGCCGCCGGAGGTCAGCCCGGTCGCGTGCGTGCCGCGCCCTGCGGTCACCAGCGCCGAGCCGGTGTCCGGGACGAGCAGGTGCCAGCCCGGCAGCGCCTCGATCGCCGCCCGGATCTTCCCGGCGGAGTTCTTCTGCCACCAGTTATTGGCTACCGAGGCCTGCGCGGTGGACGCCCACTGCCACACGGCCTCATCGCCGATGATGATCCCGCGGGCGCCCGACGACAG